AGGGTAGAGCTTATAGATGTCAAGACTACGCAGACTGAGCCTCTTGACTTCCTACTCTGGTCGCCACAGCTACGGTACTATGCTGCTGTCTTACAGCAAGAGTACCCCGATAGGGTGATTTCGTACAAGTATCTATGCCTACCAACCCAAGGTACAGGCCCGCCGCCCCACTCACCAGCGTGGGTCTTCACGAAAGCTATGTATGAAGCAACTTGTGAAGAGATAGCTGGTATGGGTGCAAGGTTTAACCGCAGTAGGATGGAGCCTCGGTACTCACGAGCCTGTAGTTTCTGTGACTACAATATTATCTGCAAAAATATAATCACAGGCGCCGACCCAACGGGGCTCATTGAAGAATTATATACGGAGCGTAGACCACATGACTAAGCGACAAAATAAGGCTATGCTTATAGGTATGATGATTGCGGCTGCGGCTGATGTAGTCATTGCAATCGGGGTGTGGATTTTAGTGCTATAGGTGCGCTCGTTGCAGACTATTGACAAACCACTAAATTTGTGGTATAATAGATTTAATAAATTTGAGAGGTGAGCCATGCTCTACCAACCACCCACCTCTGGGCTACTATACGGCGGCCCAGGCTCAGGTAAAACTGCATTTGCCGTATCCTCATTCTACGACTGGCGGACGGGGACGCCCGTTACCGACAACGCTAAGCTCGTAACCTTTGGTCGGGAGGACAATCCGGCCTTATCCGTACCCGAAAGCTACAGGCAAACAGAGAAGGGTACATCTTTACGGTTCAGCTCACCAGCGCTTGACAGTATGGACTGGCTGGAGAGGTTTGAAGCCGTGACTGATATGCTTCTACATGAAGCAAGCAAGGGTAACTGTCTTGACGTCTTAGTTGTCGATGGTATGAGTGAGTTCGACCTTCTCTTTGAAGAAGTGTTCAGTGCTACTAATACTGGTGGCGACGAGTTCAAAAAGTGGAACGCCCTGCTCAGTCAGATGTTCGCAATCATGATGCGTCTTGACCCTGCGGCACTAGGGTGCACGGTACTTGTTACCGCTCGTGTTATGGAGAGGAAAAAGGAGCGACGCAGTAATAGGTCTTCGATAGCAGGTGACCCTGACTTCGTGGACTTCGATTACTACCCGTCATTACGTGGGTCGTTTCGCCTTCACTTCCCCCACTACTTCAACTATGTGCTATACATGGAAACTCAGATGATGCGGGTCACTGAGGGACAATTTGAAGGCAAGTCATTGCCAGCGCACATACTGAACATGGTTCGCACGGGTGATTTCTATGTTAAAAATCAGTGGGAGCACCAGTGGCTCCAAGCTGGGGAGGAATTACAGATTATCAACCCGCACTTTCCAGATGTCCATGAACGCATGGTAAACGCTATGAATTTAGGAGTTAAAGTAACTACATGAGTACAGACATAAAGGGTTTCTACGATTTCACGGAAGAAGAATTGCGCGGTGGTATTACAAGTGGTACATATCACCTTAAGGTAGTCGATGCCGAAGCTGACCATTGGGACGACGGACGGCCCCGCCTCAATATTCGTACTGAGGTAGCCACCGGCCCCAACGCTGGAGCATACGGCCCTCGCCATACTTGGTCACTAGGTTCTTACACTGGTGTAACTGGCGACGGACGGGACTTCAGTATCAGCGAAGAGGATAACCAAAAGACCCTCATCAAAAACGTACGCTTAGTCATGGATGGCAAAAGCCCCCATGTTACTAACCCCACCAGTTGGGACAATACGATGCTTGATGAGCTTGCTCAGCAAATGGTAGGCGAAGCCTTCATCGGTACCATTGCTGATGGCAAGAATGGTTACCAAAAGATTGCCAAGTTCTACGCAATGTCTTCCCCTCCTAGCGGGTTCAAAGTGAAGAGCACTGAAGCCACTTCCTTCAGTGTTTAAGCAGAGAGCCTAACCACAAAGAGCGGGCCGAAAGGCCCGCTTTTTAATTTAAGGAGTATGTATGAAACTAATAGACGTAAAAGATATTATTGTTGGTGGCCTAGTAATTGAAGTCAATTCACCTAACCATGATTTGATTAATAACGGATTGCTTGGTCACTACTTACCCGCCAATCTTGAGATAGGTGTACGCGATGACCTGCCGACACAACTACAAGGTAACGTCCTCGTCCACGAAGTAACCCACGCCATAGCAAACGTGTATTGTGAGGGTCTAAATCTAGATGAGGCACAGGTAGCAGGTATTGCACAAGGATTCTATCAGGTACTCACGGATAACGAAGACTTAGTGTGCTTCCTCCTTGACTACGATGATGACATAGATGAGCCTGACGAGGATATGGCAAAGGATATGTTCCTCAACGGACACAACCGCGACAGGGGCGACAAGATTGTACGCGCTGTAGCCACGGCTGAGGCTGGAATGTCCTTAGACCAAGAGTATGATAAGGTTGGGATAGACCAAGGCGGCCACTAATGGTGGCGACAGCACAGGTGCCACTACCAACAACCATTTTCCCTGGCAACACCGTCCTTGGTGACGGCCCGATGCCATGTGACTGGATGTTCATAGGCGAGGCCCCTGGTGCAGTCGAAGACCAAGCTGGGCGGCCCTTTTCTGGGCCGTCTGGCAAGCTCTTCAACACATTGCTTGCGCGCTTCACTGAGCTGCGGCGCCCCTATGTGTATGTTACCAACGTATGTAAGCACAGGCCTCCCGACAACAGGACACCCAAGGTAAGCGAGGTCAAGCCTTACTTGCCATACCTTTACGAAGAAATCAGAGCAGTCAACCCCAAAGTTATAGTGACATTGGGTGGCACAGCAGCTAAAGTATTCGACAACAAGTTTAAGATTACAGCCGAACATGGTATAGCCAGGTGGGTAGAGCTGCCCGATGGGTGGCCCGTTATCCTTGTGCCCTGGTTCCACCCTGCTTTTGCCATCCGCAATGCCGATGCTCGTGTGGCCCTGGCTGAAGATGCCGGACGATTCCATGAGCAGATAGCCCGACTCGGTATAACTGAACCTGAGCCAGACTATAGCCTCGGTGACGAGCATGAGATTGTCTCTCATCTGCTTGGGAACTGGGGCACCTTTGGCCTTGACACAGAAACCACATCACCAACAAGGGCTAACACATTCATGACAGACGAGGCCGACATGGTGGGCTACTCTGTCTCGATGGCACCTCGAACGGGCCAGTATATACCTAGCACCAAGGTGGGACAGGGCATGGCCGCCGTGCTTAGCTCTCCACTGTGGACTAAGGTGTGCCACAATGCCAAGTTCGAGTACAAAATATTTAAGAAGCAAGGAGTCGAATTAATAGGCTATGAAGATACTAAGCTGGCTGCGTACTTATTGGGCGAAAGCCAAACAGGTCTTAAGGTACTGGCAAGACAGCACCTCTCCGCAGACCCTATCCTTTATGGAGAAGTTACACAAGGAAGGGATATGTCCGACCTGTCTCCGTCCGAAATATGCGAGTACGCGTCATCAGACGCCGATAATACGTTGCGGTTGTGGAGCCTATTCGAACCTGCTTTAATCAAGCAAGACCTATGGTCAGTCTACAATGACATTGAAAAGCCGCTGATTCCTGTGCTTGCAGACATGGAAACGCGAGGCATGGCGGTGGATAACAAGCGGTGCTTCAAGGTCTTGAGCGCTATGGGCACAGCTAAAACTAAAGCATTAAAGGAGATACACGATGCGCTTAGCTCTATGGGCGTTGACCCTAGCGGGTTTAATATTAATTCTGGTGACCAGGTGGGTGCCCTTCTTGAGGGAGCCAAAGCCCCCATCCAAAGGCGGACGGCGGGGAAAGGGCGACTAGCGGTCGATGCAACTGCACTACAAGAGTGCCAAACGTGGTGGCCTGAGTTTATCACTCCACTACTAGCGTACCGTAAGTACGAGAAGCTGGCCGTCTATGTCCAGAACTTTATCAAGTTGCGTGGGCCTGATGGCAGGCTACACACGTCCTTTAATCAGTCAGGACATTGGGAAGAGGATGGTAGCAACCCACTCTCGGCCCCCTCGACAGGACGTATATCATCGTCAGGCCCCAACCTACAGAACATACCGCACCACCGTGCCACGGTAGGTGATACCGATTGGGGTGCCGAGATTCGTGGGTGCCTCATACCCAAGGATGGGCACTGGCTTATGTCATGCGACATAGCTCAAGAGGAACCTCGTATCATAGCGGTGCTGGCCCAAGACCAGACCCTGCTCGATGCCTTTGCTGAAGGCAAGGACATCTACAGGCCTGCTACTGAAGCACTGTACCCCTACCTTGACGACTACACACTGAACGATACTAGCTTTAAGCAAGACTACGAGCACGAGAGGTTCATAGGTAAGACATTCTTCTTAGCCTGGTACTATGGTGCAGGCGCCGCCAGGCTCAAGGCGTTGGACGGTAGCCTTACTGGCCCCGCAATTAAGCGTGGGTTATCCTTAATGACTGCCGCTCACCCTGCTCGTGATAAGTACCTACAGCAAACCAAGCAACAGCTTCGCAAGTCGGGTATTGTCGAGTCACACTATGGGCGCAAGCGGTGGATATACAAGTCGTGGTCACATGACATACGGGAGTTTCAAGAGGCGCTACGTGAGGGTGCCAACATGAGGGTGCAGGCCACGGCTGCCGACATCCTGAAGATAGCGTTGGTTAAGATTGATAGCTCATTACAAGAGCACCACCTAACCAGCCGCTTAGTGTCAACCGTACACGATGAAGTCGTGTTAGAGGTGGCCGAGGATGAGCTGGAACGAGTCGCATACCTAGTTAACCAATCCTTTGATGGGCTACTTCCCGACATGGTTCTACCTATTGAGGTATCTATCGGTAAGGATTGGGGACACATGGATTTATATAAATGGGGGAAGTTATGGAATATGTAGAGAAACATATCACATGGAAGGTCATGCCCAAAGAGACTGTTACCCTGATGCCGATTGGCGACGCGCAGGTAGGGGCAGAGGCCTCAGACATTGCTAGACTAAAGACCCATATGGAGTGGGGACACTACACTAAGCACGCTATGTTCTTAGGGATGGGCGACTATGTGGACATGGCCTCGCCATCCAATAGGCGTATCCTCAAGGCTGCTGGTCTGTATGACACGGTAACTGAGGCGTTACAAGCCAAAGCTAACGAAGACATCAAAACGTTCCATAGCATGGCAGGGTATACTAGAGGTGCGTGGTTAGGTTTGTTGCAGGGCCACCATTATATGGATATGGCTGATGGCACCACCTCTGACATGCACATAGCTGAGGACTTAGGCGCACCGTTCCTCGGAGACTGCGCCCTCGTGCGTATCATATTCGACAAGCACAAGGATGCAGACGGTCTGCCTGTTAAGGCCGACATCTGGTGCCACCACGGACGCGGTGGGGGCGCCTCGGTAGCTGCACCTATCAACTATCTTGAGAAGATAGCGCGTGGCTTCGACGCTGAC